AATGGTTTACAGCTAAACATATAGCATGGTTTGGAGCAAGATATGATGAGAAGAATAAAAGATATTATTCTAGTAGAGGTTATGATAAAAATAGTGATTTTCTATCAGAAATAGAACTATATCCATTAAAATATAATAAATTACATCCTAGAAATTATGAAGGTGGTCAACATATAAGTTGTGCTAAAACTCGTGGGTGCGGATTTAGTTATATGGATGCGGCAGAAGGTGTACATTATTATAATTTTGTTCCAGAAAGTAAATGTTTTTATATTGCTTATTCTGATAATTTTTTAACTGGTAAAGATGGAGTTCTTCTTAAATGTTGGGAAGGATTAAATCATCTTAATGAACATACAGCTTGGAGAAAAGGTAGACTTGTAGATAAAATTGATTTTAAAAAATCTGGTTATCAAAAACAAGGTGATTCAGCTAAAATTGATTATGGTTATAAGTCTCAAATAATGGGAATTGTAGCTGATGAACCTCAAAAAGTTAAAGGTGCTCGTGGTATTAAAATTACTCTTGAAGAACTTGGTGCTTTTCCTGATGTTTATAATACTTTACATGAATTGTTAGCTTTGATTAATGATGGTAGTTATGTTATTGGTCAAATTAGTGGATTTGGTACTGGTATAAGTGAAGATGATGAAATAAAAGCTGATAAAAACCTTGCTGGATTAGAGTTATTATTTAATAATCCAGAAGCAGAAGGTTTTATGGAATTTATTAATGGTTGGGAAGAAGGAACACAAGATTCTTGTGGATTTTTTGTACCTAGTTATTTAGCAGATAATAAATATATTACTACTAATGGTGATGTAATGTTAGAAGAAGCTATTAAAGCTTGGGATACTAAATATGAAGAAGCTAAAACATCTATTAATCCTAGAAAATATTCTAATTTAACAGCACAATATCCTAAAGTACCTAGTCATATTTTTAATAAGAATACTAGTAATCCTTTACCTGCACAATTAGCTAAAGATCAAATTAATTATATTAATGCTAATAGAGTTATATTAGGTAATATATTAAATGGTAAATTTGAAAATACTCTAGGTAGATTAAGATTTATGCCTTCAGATGAAGTTAAACCTATTCCAGCTTATCCTCATAAAAATGATGCTGATTTAACTGGTGCAGTTACTATATTTCATGAACCTTTTAAAAACAAAGAAGGACAAATTCCAGGAAATTTATATTTTATTGTTGTTGACCCTTATTATTTAGATAATGCAGAAGATAAAACTTCTTTATGGGTAGCAACTGTATGGCAAAGAGATAATGGATTTACAGATATTAAAGGTAATAGAAGAGTAGCAACTTATGTAGGTAGACCTGCTTCTTTAACAGATTGTTATATGTTTACTGATTATTTAAGTACATATTATGGAAATTGTGAAATACAATCTGAAATAGCTGGTGGAGGTAAAGGTTTATTAGATTTTATGACTAAATCTAAAAAGATACACAAATGTTCTAAAGAAGTTATTTTTGATGATGCTAAAGATAAAAAAGGCTATAGTAATTCTTACTTTATGCGTATGCCTACAGATAGAAAAGTTCAAGGATTAACTTATTATAGAGATTGGTTAATTGAACCTATTGGTTTAACAGAAGATGGTAATGAAATATTAAATATACATCAAATATATGATATACCACTACTTCAAGAAATAAGTAAATTTAATTATACTGGTAACTTTGATAGAATAAGTGCAGATATACTTGCTATGTATATGATTAAAGAAAAAGCTGAACAACAAATTAAAGAATTAAATAAAGGTAGTGATTTTTTTAATCGTGCATTATTTACTAATGGTGGAAATCCTAATTCTGGTAAATCTGGATTTTTAGTTAAATATTAATCTTTTATTGTACTTTTTATTTGAATTTATAAATAATAGTGTAGTTTTGTTTTTTACGATAACTACGTTATATAATGTTTATATTAGATAGTACAGACCCAGTTAAGCCACCACTTAGAGTTTCTTATGATGCTAAAGTAAAAGATGATTATGCTTGGGCAAAACAATGTTTACAATATTATATAAGACAAAGTAATTTTTATGCTATTGGTTATAATAAACTTTTATATCAACGTAACATTCAAATGTTATATGATGTTTATAATAATAATATACCAGAAGAATTTTTTCATTATATAACTAATCCTTTAGGTTCTACACAAGCTCAATTTACAAATTTTCCTGCTAAAATTAGACCTTATAATATTATAAGACCTAATATAGATTTATTCTTAGGAGAATTTAATAAAAGATATTTTAATTATCTTGTAGTAGTAGAAGGTGGAGAAGGATACAATAGATATTTAGAAGGATTAAGTAGTGCTTTAAGAGAGAATCTTAATCAACATTTTATAAATGCTTTAAATGAACAAGGTGCTAATACAGGATTACCTAGTAAAGAAGTTGTATTACCAGAAGATGTAGAAAGACATTTTCAAGTTAATTTTAGAGATAATATTGCTATTGATGCAAAGAAATGGTTAGGATTATTTGAAAAAAGAGAAAGTGTTAGAGAAACAGCTTTATTACTATTTAAAGATTGGTTAATTGCTGGTGAATGTTATAGTTATAAAAATGTTGACCATGAAGAAGTAACTTATAGAAGAGTTTCTCCATTATTTATAGATTATGATAAATCTATAGATAGCCAATACATAGAAGATGGACAATGGGCAACAGAGTTAATGATATTAACTATGGGCGATATTATAGAAATGTTCTATGATGAATTTGAAGATGCTAGTGTAATTGACCAAATAGATTGGAGTACTTATGGTTTACCTGCTAATATATCTGTATATGGTACAAATTCAAATGCTTTAAATTATAATAGAGAGTTTTTTAAAGAGAAAAAGTATTTAGTTCATTGTGCTTGGACAGCACAAGAAAAAGTAGGAGTATTAACTTACATTGATGAATTTACAGGACAAGAAACTACAAAAGAAGTTGATGAAAATTACAAATTAAATAAAGAATTTGGTGATATATCTATTAGATGGGAATGGAGAAACCAAGGATGGGAGGGTTATTATTTAGGTAATCAAACTACTGATAATACAGGAGGTGATGTTAAAACAGGTAATAAATTAGATGATAAAAAGAATTATTCATTTTTTAGGATTAGACCTATTCCAGTTCAAAGACACGAAATAGATAATAAAAGTGAATTTAAATTACCTTATAATGGTAAAAGATGGTCAGATACACATAGCTTAAATACTAGTATTGTAGAACTTAGTTTACCTTATCAATTTTTGTTTATTATAATTCAATATCGTATTGAATTAGCAATAGCAAAAAGTAAAATGTTTGCATTAATAGATATGAATGTTATTCCTGACAAAGATGGATGGAATGAAGAAAAGACTATTTATTATGCTGATAGTATAGGAATGTTCTTTATTGATAGAAATAGAGTTGGTGTTGATAAATCATTTAATCAATATCAAGTTATTGATTTAACAATGTATCAACATATTACTCAATTAATAGGAATACAAGATTTTGTTGTTAGTAGATGTGATCAATTATTTGGTTTAACTCCACAAAGAAAAGGTCAAACTCAAGCTAGTGAAGCTGTAACAAATAATGAAAGAAGTGTTACACAAAGTGCTATAATTAGTGATTATACGTTTACTTCTTTTGAACAATTCTTAGAAAGAGAATATCAAGGATTTATAGATTTAAGTAAAGTAGAAAATGCCGAAAGTAAAGCTACTGTATATACTAATGATGATTATGGACAAGAATTACTTAAAATAGATCCAGAAGAATATTGTAATGCAGCTATTGGTATTTATGCTACTAATAGTAGTTCTGATAGAGAAGCTTTAGAAAGATTAAAAGGATTAACTACTAGACTTGCTCAAAATCCTAATGTAAAAGTTAGTACTTTAGCAGCTATTAATAAATCACAATCTTATGCAGAAGTAATGAGTTATTTAAAAGATGTTGAAGCTAAAGAAGCTGAACTTGCTCAACAAATGAATCAAAGCGAAGCTGAAATGGAAGCTCATAAAAATGAATTAGCTAAAGATTTTAGTGCTTATGAAAATTTCTTAAAAGCTCAATTAATAGATAAAGAATGGGATAGAAAAGATCAAAATACATATATTCAAGGTGATATAGAGTTAATGAAAGAAAATGCTACTCCTGATATTAATGACAATGGTATACCCGATATTAATGAAATTGAAAAAAGAGCTATTGAAAGAGAAAAGATTTATACAGGTAAAGCAACAGAAAGAGAAAAAATAAATCTTGAACATAAAAAATTAGCTGTAGAAAAATATGGTGTAGATGAAAAAGTGAAGGCAGAAAAATATAAAGCTGATACATCATTAAAGGTAGCAAGAGAAAATAAAACTAAAGCTGAATTAAGTAAGAGTAAATCTAAAAAGTAACCCCTTAAATAAATAAATATATGTTAATTAAAAATGAAGCACAAAGAACTCCCGATCCTGCTATACCAACTCTAGGTGGCGGTAAAGAAATTGATCTAAATCCACCTGTTTTAGTAGATGATGCGGCTAAACTTGCAGCAGATAAACTTGCTACTGAAACAGCAGCAAAAGCTGAACTAGAAAAGAAAGCAGTAGAAGAGTTAGAAGCTAAAAAGAAATTAGAACAGCAACAATCTAATAATGCTATTGATAAACTTTCTAATGAAGATTTTATTAAATCTATAGAAAATAAATCATTTGATGAATTAACTGATGATGAAAAGAAATCAGCAGAAACTAGAGGAATTAAACTTGAAGTAGATATTGATGATGAAACAGGAGTAGTAGAATTGTTTAAAGAATCATTTAAACTTATTAATAGTAATTTTGATGATAAAGAACTTGCTAATTATGATTTAACTACACCAGAAGGAGTTAGAGATTTAATGTTGAAGCAACAGAATGATGCTCTGTTATCTTGGGAACAAAATTTAAAGAAAAAATTTCCTAGAGAATATGAAGCTTTAGCATTAGCTTCTAATGGTAAAGACCCTAGTGTACTTTATGCTCCTACAGAAACATCTGATTTAATCAATCTTGAATTAAAAGATAAAGCTGGTGTAGTAAATAAAGAAGCTGAAAAAGCAGTATATAGAGGTTTTCTAAAATCTACAGGTACTCCTGCTGATGATATTGAAGATTTGATTCAATTAGCGGAAGATAAAGGTACATTAAGTACAAAAGCTGCTGATGCTCAAGGTAAATTAAAAGCTGCCGAACAACAAAGAGTTACTCAAATAAGTAAAGAAAGAGAAGAACAAGAAAAGTATGAACAAGATATTATTGATGGATTTGAAACAGCAATAGAAAATAAATTAAAAACTGGTGTACTAGGTAATATAAAACTATCAGAAAATTTAAAGGTAGATTTTATAAAATATTTATCTGCTCAAAATATAGAAGTAAAAGAGGATGACTTGTATATTAGCAGAAAAATAACCCCTTCAACTTTAGATGAAGAACTACAAGCTTTATTCTATGCTTTTAAGAAAGGTGATTTAAAAGATATAGCACAAACAATAGCTAAATCAGAACAAGTTATTAAACTTAAAGGATTAAAAAGTAAAACTAGAGGTGGAAATCAAACAGAAAGTAAAGGGACTGAAAAACTTAAACTAAATATACCCCAATAATTAATTAATTTATAAATTTAAACAAATAGAAAAATGGCTTACGCTCCAAATGTGCGATTACAACTTAAACCAGATACCTTTGATGGTAAAAGTTTATTAGATGAAACAAATGTTTATAATAATGAATGGGCACAACGTCCAGCTCTATTATCAGCTAAAGTTACTTGGCTTTTAGGTAAAAATTCAGCAATGTATCCTATTATGTCATTGACAGAAGGTAATGCTTCTAATCCTGATGCTAAATCCCCTATGGATGCTTTTAATCCTGTTAATAATAAATATGTAAAAGAACTTGAATCAACAAGATTTTACTATCCTACTATTAATAGATTAGATAAAACAGCAGTAGTAGGTACTACAGAGTATGCTAGTACAGATACTCCGGGTATTGGCTTTAGTGAATTTGAAATATTGTTCACTGATAACTGGATTAAAAGAAACTATATCATTGAATCTCCTCTTTGTACTCGTGCTAGAGTAATGGGTGATCCAGTACTTAAAGGTGGATATTATTCTTACTTGTGTGTTCTTGATACAATTGACCCTCAAGCATTTTGTGCTCTATCAGAACTTAATGCTGGAACACAATGGGTAGAAATGAATACTGTAAATGCTCTTTCTGAATCTATTGGTACTTCAAATCAACGTGTAAGTCCAGGAATGATTCAAAATCAACTTACTGTACTTCGTATGTCCCATGAATGGGCTGGTAATGTAGCTAACCAAAATCTTGGATTTGAAATTCAAGTTGGTGGAAAATCAGTTACAGAAGTAATGCCTTATGAAATGATGAGGTTTGAAAGGAAGTGTTTAATGGAAAGAGAAGCAGCAGCTTGGTATTCTCGTTATAATAGACTTCCAGATGGTTCAATTCCTCTTAAAGATCCTCTTACTGGTAAACCTATTCAACAAGGTGATGGTATTCTTGCACAAATTCCTAATTATTTTACTTATAGTAAACTTACTTATGGAAGGTTACAACAAATTATGAGGGATGCTTTATTTGGTCAATCTGATACAGATGATATGACTATAACTCTTTATACTGGTACAGGTGGTAGACAAGAATTTCACCAAGCCATGTTAACAGCAGGAGCTACTTATAATATTTCTGGTGTATTAGGAGGTACTGGATCAGTCCTTAATGCTGAAAATCAATTCATTCAAGGGTCTGGTAGAAATCTAGCTTTGACAGGATTCTTTGATGCTTTCTATCATATAGATGGATATTATGTTAAAGTAAAACATAATAAATTCTTTGATTTAGGAAAACGTGCTATGAAATCTCCTTTGCATCCTGTAACTGGATTACCTTTGGAATCTTATAGAATGGTATTCTTAGATGATTCAGATTATGATGGTGAACCTAATATTCAATATGTTTGTGAAAAAGGACGTTCTATGCTACATGGTATAGTAAAAGGTCTTACAAATATACCCGATGCTTATAAAGGTTTAGCTGGAACTGATGCTTCTAGTATTGGTTTAATGGCAAATGATAAAGATGCTGCATCATATCATAGATTATATACATTTGGAATACAAATTAAAAGAGCAAGTCGTTGTGTACATCTTGAATGTACAGCAGGTTTGTAAAAGATAAACTAGTTAATTTAAGGGGTTAATTAGATGCAGAAAGTAGGTTGAGGAAAATATTTCTTCAACCTCTTTTTGTTTTATGCAATAATTAAATTATACTTGTAATAATTAACCCCTTAATTATAAAATTGTATGCAGAGCGAAGAAATTGAAAATTTAGAAAATATCAAAGCTACAGTTCCTTTTGGTATTACAGAAGAAATGGCAGTAAAAGAATGGATTGATTCTGAAAATATAAACACAGATAATCATCCTAATTCTAGGAAAATAGAAATTCATAGAATACTTCATATCAATGATGGTAGACAAAATGAAGGAATGACTTATCTATCTGAACTAGAAGAAGCTAAAAAAAGTTTTGATTGTCCAACAGATAAATTTTCTTTTCGTTATATAACAGGTTTAACTGATAGAGAAGAAAAGATTGTTTTAGCAATGGTAACAGGTTATCCTATTGAAGAAATTTATAAAAAACATCAAGGTAAATCTGCTCAAATGTTTCAACAAGCAGATGGTTCTATGGGTGCTTCAATGTTAGGTACAGCAGATACATCTTTAAGAGAAAACTTTTTAGGGAGTCTTCATGTTACTGTAGCTAAAGCTCCTGTACCTTTAGAAATAGGTAAAACATTAGATAATAATAAACCTATAGGATTTCCTAAATATAAAGTAGATGAAAAAGGTAATATAGTAACAACACTTGTAGGTAATAAAGAAATTAAAATAGTTGAAACTGATGAAGAAGGTCGTGAAATTATTAATCTTCCTTTAAAACCTTTAGATTATATTAGATATGCAATGGCTTTAAAATCTCCAGTTGTTGCTAAAACTGATGCTGAAAAACGTAGTGGAACTGTTAAACATTTTTATATAGTAGATAAAAAAGTAGAAGGTAAGAAAGAATTAGAATCTTTATTACTT